AGTTGTTAACACTAGAACGCAACAGGTCAACAACGTCAGGATTTTTTGGTGTGGCTGTCATTTTTAAAGTTTTCATTTTTGTATTCTTCCCATGAGTTTTCTGACTCTAAAGCCTTTTCAAGGTAGTCATAAGTATCGCCCCAGTAACAACTGCGCTTTGCTAACTTAATAAAAATAGTTGTTAGCTTGTATCTTATAACTTCCAAGGGTTATCTCCTGAATAAGGTTTATTCTTTTCGCCCCTGTAAACAGGTTTCGAAGAAGAAGGAGGGTAGTCTTCTAGGTTGTTAATAGCTTTTAAAAGCAAGGTAGTTTGTCGCAGAGACAAAGCTTGTTGCTGTCCTTGTATGTCCATACCTTTAACAAAAGCTTTTAGCTCTATTGCTGTCAGAGATTCTGTACTTTTTGGTGTAGCAGGGGTAAACATTTTTTAAACTCCTTAAAGAGTAATTGGTTGGAAGTCTTCGTGAGAAGGCTCAAGCCTACCAGTGTGGAAGTCATACTTAAACGAACCAGAAGGCCCGGTCAAACCAGTATAACGACACTTGAGAACCTTTGTCTGAATAATGTTTCTTTCCTCATCTGACTCAGCGCCTAAGTCTCGGGCAAAGCCAATAATGTCCATACTAATTTGTTTAATAGAACCAGAACCTCTAATGTCATCAATAGAAGGAATTCTACCGTCTTCAAAAGACTTGCTTTGAGAGTTAGCCTTTCGTAGGTGACTAATAAGCCCAATCCAAACATCATACTTTTTAACTAACTTTAGCAGGTCGTTCATAACCTTGTCTACTGCTTCGTTACCAGTTAACCCTTCCGAGCCTTCTGAAACGAGAATAGTAATGTGGTCAATAAAAATATACTCACAACCACTAAGACACATGTGCTCAAGAAAGTCCATAATAGAACCGTCGTTAATAGAACCGTAGTGGTCTAACACCATAACTCTGTCTGTGTCAAACACTTTGTCGTAGCCTACTCGAAGTTCATCTAAAGGAATTTCATTTTCAGCAGGGTTTTTAAAGATAGCTGCACCAGCCAGCTTTCTAGCTGTTTCAGCAGGAGACTCTTCTAAGCTGATAATTCCCATCCTAGACTCAGTAGTATCAATAAGGTGTAAGGCAATTTCTCGTAGTAGTGTTGATTTTCCGGAGCCTGTACCAGAAGTCCAAAGAGTGATTTCACCTTTACGCATTCCTTTTAATTTTTTGTTTAGCCCGTCCATGAAGGGTGGGTAAGGCACTGACTCAATACTGTTATACTCTTCAAGTTTTTTCCAAAGTTCTTCCTTACCTAGGATACCTGCAGGAGTGTAACGTGTTGTTTGGTAAATACAGTTAACAACTTCGTTTGGAGTAGCAAGCCAAGCAGCACTAGCATCCTTTTCAGAGTGAGTTGCTAACCTGATTTTATCGTAACCAATAATCCTTGCAGCCTTTTTAACTGCCTCTTGTCCTTTAGCATCGTTATCAAACCAAAGAACAACTTCATCAAAGTTACGAATCCAAGCTCTTTCTGCAATTAAGTCATCAGTGCAAGAGGCTGAACGAATAGACACAATAGGCATGAACCTTTTGTACTTTTTATACCAAGCAGACTGAAGAGCCATAGCATCTAGCTCTCCTTCAGTAATTACAAGCTTTTTACCACCAGAGTAGTTTTGTTGTCCAAACAAACCCCCTTTTAAGTTACCAATAGAAAGGAACTGCTTAGGAAGAATACGCTGTTTGTAAGCTACTAGCACACCCTCTTCGTAGTAAGGGTAAAAGTGTGCGTCAATTTCACCGTCAAGGTCGTGAGAAACCCTTACGTTGTAGTGTTCAGAAACAGGTTTAAAAATGTTTCTTTCTCTAAACCCTTTTATAGGGTAAACAGTTTCAATTTCTTTTAGTCTGTTAGCAAAGTTTTCAGGTTTAGCTGTCATGTTGTTGTAGGGTTTCCTTTCAGTTAGTTCCTTAGTATCGCTTGCTTTAAAGTAATGTTCACAACTAAAACAAAAGCCAGAACCGTCTTCGTAAATTTGTTTTGCATCTGAGCTATTACAGTTATCACAAGCTAGGTTTCTGCTTGTTACTCTTGACATTGTTTCTTTCTATTGTTTAATTTGCCTAACTTTTTCTACAGCGCCGGGAATAATTGATGGGAAGTCTCTTCGTAGTAGGGTACCCGCTCTTAACTCATCTAAAGTAATAAAGTACTTGTGCCTGTGGGTTATTTCAGGCCAGTGCTTTATCATAGTCTTTGCTAAGTTATCGAAAGCGTAGTCAGTTAAGAGCGGGTTATCTTGTACGTAGTAGGCGTAAGCTGCCATAATGTACCAAGGTACTGTTAAGTTTTTGTTTTCCTTAGTAAGAGACCGCATCAGCTGGTATCTATTCACCAACGTCAACTCTAAAGATAATACCAAAGTCTACAAGCATTTTGTACACTTCAGGAAGACCTTCAGCTGTTTTACCAGAAAGTTTAGTGTACTCTCGACCACCGTCAATACAACCTGTGTCACAGCAGTGGTAGTCGTGGACGTGTTGAGAGTACTCGTAGATACCTTTACTGTCTTTAATCATAGAAAAGTCTAACTCTTCAACCCAGTCTGCGTTACAAATTAAAACATTTCTAGCCTTGAAGATTCGTGTAGAAGGCGCACTGTAGAACAACCCAAAGTAGTGGTTCCCAAACTCAGGGTGAGGTGTTTCTCTGTAGTACACGTCTACAACAGGACCGCCTCGGTGTTGCTGAGTCGTAATAACGTAGTTACAAGGTACTCCGTCTTTATCACTGTAAAACTCTTCAACTTTATCTACGTTAAAAACAGGTCGTAAGTTAACTTCTTCTGGGAGTATAATCATACTGTTACTTTCTTTTTACTAAAATTAGCAATAATCCTCAATACTTACACTATAACCTATAGTCTTAAACACTTGTGCCATGAGTTTTTCACCACCAACACCAGCCTCAAAGTCTTCATGGTTCCATCGGAAGTTCTGAACAACTCTTGCACTATCTATGTGTTTGATATCTAGTGACCATCCTTCATACTCACTATATATCTGAATAGTGAAATCTTGTGGGTTTATAGCCATACTGTTACTTTCTTTTTACTAAAATTTGCTTTGGTTTAGGTGGGTTAGCAAGCTTTTTTTGGCCTTCTAAAAACCCGTCTTCCCAAGCTTCCTTAACAATAAGCCGAAGTTGGTCGTTATCGTCAGGCAGTAGTGGCATACAAAACTCATAACGTTTTTCAAAGCTCATTTGTGTAGTCCTGTGTTCATACTAAGTAACTTTTCTAAGTTTTCCATAACTTCTTTTTTATGCTGACTGTATCCTTCTTCCCAACCTTCATTGTAGTCGCTAACGTTGTTTTCTAAAGCAGCTTCCCAGCAACGTTCAAGTTGAGAGTACATATCATCACTCTCTGGCGCGAGGTCTGCGTAGTTGAGGAAGTACCAGTCATCAAAAAAAGTCATCAGAACTGCCCACCACTCAAGAGTGCTTCAACACCAACAAACCACGCAGTGCTGCCACCATCAAGCGACGTCGCTACCTTACCATAGATAGTTGTACTATTACTGATACCGTAGCGGAGCCCAAAAGAGACTGCCTCAAAGCTGTCACCACCTTGGAGGATACCACCAATACCACCACCGATGGAAAAGTCACCTTCACCGGGAGTGCGCAACTCCAAGCCACCGAGTGCAGTACTTGCTGCAACACTGTAACCATACCGCTCCATCATGTTATCGAAAGAATCCTGTGGGAATACTGCGTCTGTACCATTAGCACCATCGACACCGTCTATACCATCGACACCGTCTATACCATTGGTACCATCTGCACCATCCCGCGCTTCGAAACCTGTGATTTCCACATAGCGAACGCTGAGGTCACCGTCTGCACCAGCAACCATGTCTTGTGTCTGTAAGCGCAGTATACCTGTTGTAGGGTCATACGTACCAGCCACGACACGTTGATCTTCGTTGTTGATTTCTTCCATGGCTGCGATAATGTTGGCACGAGTGCGCAGATTAGGGTTGTTTTCCAATCGTTGCAACTGACAACCTGCATTACAACCTTGTGCGAATGTTGGTGCTGCAATAAGCATCATGGCAACTGTGGTCATCATCATAAGTGTTTTTTTCATTAGTCTTCTCCGGGTTACACCTATATAGGTGGGATTTATCAGTTATTAGTTATTTAAAAGTGTGTCTTCTATTTCCATAAAGTTTAAAGCTCGTAGTGTTTGTCAATAAGCTCAGAAATGTTTTGAGCAAGTTTAGTCTCGCTGTTTTCACAAAGTACTTCAATAGCACTAAGCAGGGTGTAGTACTCAGCAAACCTTTTCTCGGTTCTACTAAACTCGGCCTCTATCAGCTTAGAAAGACTTGCAAATTTTTCATGAAGCTTCATAACCTACTCCCCTTTTTCACCAAACGAGTTTTCCCACTCTTCAGCAGTAATACCTGTTAGTAAAAACTCTCGCTCGTCTGGAGTTAAGTTTGGCATGGCGTTTTGGATTAGCATCCCACCCTCCCAGTTTTCTAACTGAGCTTGTGTGTAAGGAATTTCTATGGTAGTTTCCACACCAGTAAAAGGTGAACGTTTAGTAACCTTTGGCATTAGCTTTTTCCTAGTTGTCGTTTCATTGAGTTTATAAAGGTTTCATTTTTAAGACTTGGTGGGCTTTTAGGTAAAAACCTAACAGCGCCGATGTTTCTATTATAAAACGTAGGTACTTTTTTCTCAGGGTCAACGTACCGGGTCATAACACCTAAACACATTTGAGTGTAGGCTTCTGCGTAGTACAACTCACCCTTAGTTTTGTACAAGTCAACTATAACAAAGTTGAAGCTTTCTTTTCCTAGCTTAGCGATATCCTCGTTAAGCCACTTTGAAGAACCTGTGTAAGTTCTCCAAGCCATTTCTTTTCCGTAGTGTTTAGAAGACTTTCTACCTTGGTTTCTGAACTGTTTCTTTCCAATGTAGTACTGGGAAGATTTCATATTTTTAATACAGTAAATAAACCCAAAGTAGTCTTTTTGATCGAAGCTTTTAGAAAAAGACCAATGACCTAAGTCACTCTCTTTCTTTAATAGCTTCATTAAACACCTCACGAGTTAGTTTAAAGTGATCACCGTAGTGTCGCCAAATATGGATCAACCTAGCGTTAGCAAGTAAGTTTTCATAACCTTCTTCTCCGTAAGCTTTAAAGTAGGCTCTACAGGTAGCCTCTTTTCTTTGTTTAGAGGTTGTTAACCCAGACAAAATTAGTTCAGCCTTTACAGGACCACACTTAGAAATACCGGGAATGTTGTCAACTCCGTCTCCCATAAGCATTTGCTTCCAGTAGTGGTGATCAGCAAAGTCTTCAGTTACTCTGTAGATAGTGTCTGTTCTGTTGTTGTAGTGTAAGCCCGGAATACAGTGTAAGTCTTTGTCAATAGAAGCGATAGCATGAGGCTTATCCCCCAGTTCAACAGACCATATCCTAAGTAAGTCATCAGCTTCGTAGCCAAAACAGACAGCGGAACTGCTAAGAGATTGAGCATAGGTTCTTAACTCCTCAAACCAAAGTTTTCTTCCATTATTACTAACTTTACGAGCACTAGAAAGCTTGTAGTTACTGTAAAGGTCTTTTCTAAAGTTTTCGCTAGTACCTAAGGCTACCGCGTAGTCGCTAGCAAACAAAGCTTCAACAATTTCTTTTATAATCTTTCTATAGCTAGCTTTTGCTGAGGCTAAGTCTTTAGCAAACCACGCGGCTTGGTGAAGTATAATGTCACCGTCTATTAGTGCTATCATTTAGTCTCCTTAGAGGGTAAGTTCTAGTTTGTCACCGGGGTAAAACAGTTTAAGTATGTCTGGGTTGCCAGAGCCTTCAAGTGCGTCTTTTACATCTTTTACAAAACTATCAAAAGGCCTACAAGTAACCAAAGCCTGAGTTGGGGGTGCATCAACGGAGTCACAACCACAGATAAGTACAGCATTACCAGTAAGAGCTTCTTTAACTACTAAGTGTGTGTAGTAAAGTAGCGCAATAGGCTCAACTACTTTAGCTACTGGTGTTACAGAAATAAGTTTCATTTTACAACTTTCCTAAGTTTGGTCATAAGTCGGGAGTAATTTAACTACAAGACTTTGTTAAGTTTTTCCGTTTACAGAACGGTCGTAAAGTTTACCTAGGTTGAGAGTCATAAGGTCAAACAAACTAGAGTTACGCTCTTGAGCTAGGATAGAAACGTACCAGAGTACGTCAGACAGCTCCGACAGGAACTCTTTAGTACGGTCACCATCGGCGCGGTCAACACGTACCTCCTTGAGCCACTCTGCAGCTACTTCCCCTGCTTCTGAGCAAAGACCTGCCACTAAGATAGCCTGCGGTGTAGCGTCGTTTTTGTAGCTTAAAGTAAGAAAGTCATACAAAGCAGTGTTATCAAAAACATCAACGTGGTTACTCTCTGTTCGAGCGTTAACTGCTGCATCAAAGTGTTCAGGAGTTTCTGCAAGAAGTGAGTCGTCTAGAATGTCTTTAGCAGTCCAACCTGTAGCTACTGCGTTAGACAGTGCAGCCCTAACGTAGTCCATTGGAGAGTTAACGTCTTGTAAACTAGTTAAGGAGAGTTCTTTAGCTGTCCAGTTTTTAGAGTCTTTAAGCTTTACTTTTCCGTACTTAGTGTAGTAACCTCTTTTTGTAGTGTAGTTAAAAGCATTAGAAGCGGCGCTCTTGCTGTTAAAAGTAAAGCTACTACGTGCTCCTTTAAAGACTTCGCCAGTAGTGTTGTGGGTAACTACCCAAACGGTTTGTTTTAGCATTACTTGTCCTTTATGTTATTTGTTAAGTAGTTGTTATAAGACTTTTTAAGTTTTTTTAACATCTTTTTTTGCTTTGAGTAGCTTTCAAGAGTGTAGTAACGCAAAACTAAAATTAAGGCTTTACTTGTAGTTAGCGCAGCAATAACTTCTTCTGCTTCTTGGTCAGCCCACTCTGACTCTGAAAGCTCTTGTAAAAACCAAGTTAAATCTTGTTCAAGGCTAGCAACAACAACAGGGGGACCAAGAGTGCGTACTAACCTGTCAAAAGCAAGAGCTTTTTCTGTAGATTTCATAAGGTTATTCCTTTAAGTCTTTGTTATGAAAGTAGGTTTCGACGTAGTCAGCAATTTCTTCAAAAGAGCTTTCTTCTGCATCGTTCATTGCCATAGCTCTATCAACAAGTTCCTCTCCAAAAAGCAGGTTTAACTCGTTGTAAACTGCGGTAGGGCCTCCGTTTTCTTGCGAACTTGAGAGATACTCTTCTGTGTAACCGCCTACAACCTTTGCATACACACCAAGACAGCAAAACCTTGTTATACCATCTGAGTCTCTGCTACAAAGCTGATCTGTTCCTTGAGAAAACTCGTCTGAACGTAGAGAGTTAACCCAAGTGCTTATTTTTTCTTCACGAGTACTATCCATAGCTAAGCTTCCTTTATGCTTCGTTTTCTTTAAGTAGGGTTTTAATTAACTCAAGTTGTTCGTCTGTTAGTTTTAGAGTAACGTCACGTTTTACTGGTTTAGGTACAGGGTAAGAAACTACTTTAAACATTACAACACAGTCATACGGGTAGTCGTGTTCCCAGTTATAAGCCTCAGAAAAATTACTATCTTCTTCCCAGCACGGGTTGATTTTATTAAAGTCTCTGTTACCGTAGCGAACTACTACTCTTGCGGTTTTAGGTAGTGGGTTTGCTCCGCCTTCCCAAAAGTAAGTCTTTCCTACTTCGTACTTTAGTAGGTTTTCTTCCTCTACAATCTCAAAAGAGTCCTTGTTGCAGGCCCAGTTACCAATAACTATAGGGTTGCCAAAGTCGTCTAGCGCCTTTACTGTGTAGTAGTTACCGTAATAACCGTGTAGGTCGGGTTCATGAGCTACTACAACTCGCTTAACTCTGTCACCAACTTTGTAGGTATTCATTTTAGTTTCCTTTTGTTTCCCAAGGTCCACCGTCACGGTAAAACACAATAAAGCTATCAAAGTCAAAACTACCTAAGCTACGTAGCTCTTTGAGAGTCTTGTTTCCTCGTGCAGCTATAGTAGTTAGCTTAGCATCGTGAGCGGCATCTGCGTCTCTAACTGAACCGAGTTTGCTAAGCTCTGGCATGTTGTCTTCCTGTGAAAAGCTCATAAAACTTTCCTAACTGATAAAGTTAGCAGTTTATACACTTGCTCAGGTGTTTGTAAGTTAGAAAGGAGCTTCAAACGAGCCTGTTTGAGACCAAGAACGAATTTGAGTGTCGTCTAGGTACTGCTTACCTTGTAGGTCACTAAAGTTTGTGTGTTCAACTTCACACAGTACAGTGTAAGCACAGGTACGCATCTTAGTGCTGTTGTAGTCAGCAGGTACCGCTACAACGTCACGAGGGTTAACAGCAACAGCAATAGTTTTGTTGTCACCGTAGTTACAGTAAGAGGCTAGGTACTCGTCTGCGCAAACGTGAAGACCAGCAGAACAAGTGTTGTTAGTGTTGTCGTCTACTAACTCACGACCCATTGAGACAAACTTACCGGGGCTGTTGTCAAACTTACCTGAGTAAAGATCAAAGAAGTTTTGGCCAACACGTTTAAAAGCAATAAAGCAACCGTCTGAGGTAATAGGAGCTGAGTACTTTTCAAGGAACTCATACAGGGAGTTGCGTGAGTTGTAGGAAGGGTTTAGCATAAGGTTTTCAAGAAAGTTTGCCCAAGGTTTAGCATCAAACCCAGAGTCAAGCATTTCTAGTAGGCGGTCACTAAGAAGACCTTCTACTCGCTCACCGTGATATAGCACACCGTAGTCGTCAACAGTAACACCACCCACTGTTGATACAGCCTGTGAAACTTGCTCTTTTTTACTAAGTAGCGCAAGTAGGGTGTCTTTGTCAGGAGAAGGTTGACGTAGTTCTTCAAGAATACTGTTAAACTGTGTTTCGTTAGCGTTAACTGTAAAAAGTTTGTTGTCAACAAAAACAGTTACAGTGTTGTTAATTAGGCTGAAAGGGAATCCAAGGTTCATTATTAAATACTTTCTTTTTCAGTTGTTGTTGTGTTAAGGGTTTTATCTTTTACAATAAAGTTAATGTACTGCCTAACGTGAGTGTGCAGTTCTTTCTTGTTTGTAGTATAGGTTGATGAAATAAACTTTAACAGAGGGTAAGTTTTGTCAATGTAACTTTGTAGTACTGTGCTAACTCTTGCTACTTCAGGTGACCTTTTAAACTCATCGTTGCTAAGGTGCTTAACAATAAACTCTTGGTTACTTTGAGGGTTGTTAAGGTTTGGGTAGTTGTTAAGCGACCTCGGTAGTTGTGTTAAGTTAGCAACGTACTGATCTTTTTCTTCAATTAAGTCTAAAAACTCTAAGTTAAGTAAACCTAGTATAGAGTGAGTATTAATGTACTCTTGAAGTTTTTTAATACCCTCCACAGCACTCTTAATGTGTTCTACCTTAGTAATAACACTGAAGTTTTGTGGCTCTTTTCTAACTAGTGTGTCAACCTTTCCCCACTCACTTTTCATAACAGAAACAATAACTCTGTCTGGTGTTAGTAAGTTAGTCTTAGCTAAGTCTGAAAGAGTTTCAAGGAAGTAACTGTCATCAATACCGTCGCACTCTCTACAAGCTTTAATAAAGTAAGCACTAGCAAAGTCCTTAACGTTACCTGCCTTTTCAACAAACTGGTAAGTAGAAGTGTTTAGTTCTTTGTACTTAATAGGTGTTGCTGTTCTTGCAGTAGAAAGCTTTATGTCTTCTAGCGCAGCTTCAGAAAGTAGTGGTAGTAAGTTTGCATCAATAACTTTTTCGGGTTTTAACACCTTTTTAAGCTGCTTAACACTTTCTACTGCTGTAGAACTTTCAGCGTTGTAAAGTATGTAGTAGTAGTCAAGCTTTTGGTAACCGTTGTACTTAGCACAAAATGCTGTTGCTACACGTCTTGCTACGTGACTTGACAAAGAGTCTGTTGTACCGTCAGGTTTAAACTTTACACCTTCAAAAATAAAATAACTAGAAAGGTCGTTATACCTGAGTTTTTCTTTGACTTTACAATCTTGTAGCTTTGGTTTCTTAATTGTTTTCATTTCAGGTTTTTTGTAGTAGCTACCTCTTGGTTGCACGTTTACCCAATTTAGTTCTTCAGGGTTGCTTACCCCAAGTTCAGTTTTTAAGTCAAGCTCAACGTAGTTAGAAACAGTTTCACCAGAAAGAGTGTACATGTTACTACTAATTTGTAACTGACGAGGTAAAGCGCTATTAATAGCTTGTAGCTTTTCCCAGTAAGCAAAGTAACGCTTATTTACCTTGTGGTCTTCAAGTTCACCAGCAACTAAGTCTTTTTGTATGTGTTCCTTAACCGCAAGAATTTTGTCGTTAATACTCTTTACTGTTGGGTCGTTTGGACCGTAAGACAAGTCTTCTCTAGAAGAAGTAACCTCTAGTTCTCCAATTTTAAACTCTAAAATACAGTTGTCAAAAGGAGTTTTAATAATGTTTGAGTCAATAGGGTAGACTACACAACCCATTTTAGCGTAAACACCGTGGAAAGTACCAGTACGTTCAAAAAACTTGTAGTCTGGTCCTTGGATTGTGTACTGTGGAATAGGAAACTCAAAGTCTTCTTCTAGGTTTTTAACTTTAGGTTTTACATCAAACCCCAAGGAAGCACGAATAGCAGCGTTTTTAAACTCTCGTAAGTCCGCTGTTTCTACTGGGAAAGATACTTCTAGGCCACTAGGTTCTTGTGTGTCAAAAGGAGGTGCTAAACAGTCAATTTTAGGAATGTTGTTTGCGCCTCTGTTAACTACATAGACAGCCTTTTTACCTTTGTGAATAGAGGTAACAGAAAAGCTGTTAGCGTAAGAGAGTGGAGTCATACGACCCATACCCCACTTACCTACTGCTTCGTTAGACTCTGCTTTAGTAGAAAAGCCAATTTTAGTGTAGCTAGTCAACATAAAGGCGTGACTGAGACCAGCGCCGTAGTCCCTGCAACGAAACTCAGGGTTAAACCCAGTAGCAACTACTACATCAAACGGGACGTGTAAGTTCTTAGCTTCAGCGTGAGCGTCAAAAGCATTAGACCAAACTTCTCGCATAATTGAGTTAGGTTTATCTGAGTACATACCTGAGATAAAAATGTGCATAATCTTGCCAGACATTTCTACGGAAAACTCGCTAGACTCCACTGAAGTAGTTTCTATTTCTGCTGTAGTTTCATTAATTTTCATAAAAGCTCTCTTTCATACTAAGCCTGTAAGTAGGCACCTTCTGGTAAATCTTTTAAAAGTTCTATAGCATCAAACTGATTTTTTGACAAGATAAGAACCTCAAACTTATTTTCTTCTTCGTTAAACTGTCTAAGAATAATGTCTCCGTCTTCATCAAAGATTATTTGTAAGTCTTCTTCTTTTGCTGTAACGTCTAGTACAGTAACTACTGTGGAAGTTCCTTCAAACTCTACTGTAATCATACAACAGTCTTACTAGGGTAGAAGTGTGGGTAGTGCATTAGTGTACCTCGTAATAGTTTTTTCCAATGTTACAGTCACCACAAACCATAATATTAACCCCAAACTCTTTTGGTGCTTCTTCAAAACACTTCATTATAATTTCTTTAGTACGTTCAGCGTCTTGTTCGTTAACTTCAACAGTATGTTCGTCGTGGTAAAACAGTA